AGCCCCCCGAGTGTGACTACATAATAATGAGCCTTGACGCTGCCGCTGAGAAGAATAACCGTGCGGACTTCACTGCGCTGACTACGTGGGGTATATTCACGCGGGACGATGAGAACGGGGAGCCTGTAAATAATATCATCCTGCTCAACGCTATTAAGGAGCGGATGGAGTTTCCTGCGCTCAAGAAGCGGGCCTACGAGGAATACAAGGAGTGGGAGCCTGACTGGTTCGTCATCGAGAAGAAAAGCTCAGGTACACCGCTATTCCAAGAGCTACGTGCCGGGGGTGTCCCCGTGCAAGAGTACACACCGCACCGGGGTACGGGCGATAAATTTGTGCGTCTCAACTCCGTTGCTGATATATTCGCATCCGGTATGGTGTGGTACCCTGCGGGTAGGAGATGGGCCGAGGAAGTTGTGGATGAAGTCTGCGGTTTCCCGGCTATGCCTAACGATGACCTCGTGGATACCACGATAATGGCGTTGATGAGATTCAGAACCGGGGGCTTCCTGCGACTGCCCTCGGATACGTGGGATGAAACGCCGCACACACCGCGTAGAGCTGCGTACTATTGAATCAGGAGAAGTTAGTTATGATCGACAAAACAATGTTCCCTGCCCCGACGGGGTTTATGCCGCTTGACGTGATGAACTCACCGCAGCCAGACCTTGAGATTATTATTGAGGACCCGGAAGACGTCACGATCAACGCGGATGGTATGGCTATCGACCTGATGGGGGACGAAGAATCGGAGGTGCCGTTCGATGCCAACCTCGCGGAGCTGCTAGACGACGACATTTTGAGCAGTCTCGGTACGGAGTTGGCGGACTTTTACGACATAGACCTGGCCTCGCGCAAGGAGTGGGAGGACACCTACCAAGAGGGTCTTGACCTGCTGGGGTTGAAGATCGAGGATCGCACGGACCCGTGGGAGGGTGCCTGCGGAGTTAGCCACCCGTTGCTGGCTGAGGCGGTAGTTAAGTTCCAGTCGGAGACGATCATGGAGACGTTCCCGGCCAGCGGCCCGGTTAAGACGAAGATCATAGGGCGCCTCACCCCGGATAAAGAGCGCGCTGCAGAGCGCGTGCGGGACGACATGAACTATTACCTGACAGAGAAGATGACGGACTACCGCCCGGAGCACGAGCGGCTGTTGTGGAACCTGCCCATTGCTGGCTGTGCGTTGAAGAAGGTCTACTACGACCCCTACACCAAGCGCCCGGTTGCGTTGTTCATCCCTGCTGAGGACTTCATCGTGCCTTACGGCGCTACTGATCTGGCCTCCGCCCCGCGCTACGCGCATCGGATGAAGAAGACGAAGAACGAGGTGCGCAAGTTGCAGGTGTCTGGGTTCTACCGGGACATCCAGATAGGCTCGCCTATCAACTCCGTTGATGAGATACGCAAGCGCAAGGACTCGTTCGCTGGTATGGATGCCGCCCGTGACGACCGCTACACGCTGCTGGAGTACCACATCGACCTGGACATCGAAGGGTTCGAGGACACCGACGCGGACGGCGAGTTCACGGGCATCGCAGTGCCGTACGTGGTTCATATGGTGCAGGATACAGGTGAGGTGCTTGCCATCTACCGTAACTGGGCTGAGGGCGACGACGACGACAAGATCAAGCGCATCCACTTCAGCAAGTACAGCTATATCCCCGGCTTCGGGTTCTACGACTTCGGGCTGATCCACTTAGTTGGTGGGTTCGCTAAAGGTGCGACGTCGCTCCTCCGGCAACTGGTTGATAGCGGGACGCTGTCGAACCTGCCTGGTGGCTTGAAATCGCGCGGCTTACGCATCAAAGGAGATGACACCCCCATCGGCCCGGGCGAGTTCCGCGATGTGGACGTGCCGTCGGGCTCCATCCGCGACAACATCATGCCCCTGCCGTACAAAGAGCCTAGCCAGGTGCTGTATCAACTGCTAGAGAATATCGTAGGCGAGGGGCGACGGTTCGCGGCGGTGGCAGACATCAATGTATCCGACCTGCAACCCAACGCGCCGGTGGGGTCTACCTTAGCGGTGCTTGAGCGCACGCTCAAAACGATGTCGGCGATTCAGGCACGCATCCACGCAGCGATGAAGCAAGAGTTCAAGATAATCAAGGGTTTGGTGCAGGAGTACGCGCCTGATACCTACGAGTACGACGCAGACTCCTCCGACGGCGAGAAAGCATCCCGTGCAGACTATGATATGGTTGAGATCATCCCGGTGTCGGACCCGAACGCGAGCACCATGTCGCAGCGCATTGCGCAGTATCAGGCGGTGATGCAGCTGGCGTCGCAGGCCCCTGGGTTGTACAACCTGCCAATGCTGCATCGGCAGATGGTAGAGGTGTTGGGCGTTCGCAACGCAGACAAGCTGGTGCCGAACCCGGATGACCTGAAGCCGATGGACCCTGTGTCGGAGAACATGCTCATGCTCAAGGGCAAGCCGTGCAAGGCGTTCTTGTACCAGGATCACGAGGCCCATATCGCTACCCACATGGCGTTCGCACAAGACCCGAAGCTGCAGCAGCTGCTGCAACAGAACCCGCAGGCCCCGGCTATGATGGCCGCGGGCGCGGCTCATCTGTCAGAGCATATTGCGTTCGCGTACAGGCTTCAGATCGAGCAGCAGCTGGGCATCCAGCTTCCGCCGCCGGAGGAGAACTTGCCAGAGGAGGTGGAGGTCACGTTGTCCCGCCTCACTGCGGAAGCGGCTAAGAAACTCCTGAGCAAGAACCAGGCAGAGGCGCAGCAGCAGCAGGCGCAGCAGCAGCTGCAGGACCCAGTCGTCCAGATGCAGATGCAGGACATGCAGATTAAACAGGGCGACCTGCAGCGGAAAGCACAGAAAGACCAGATGGACTTCCAGATCGAGCAGGCACGGCTGGCCGTTGATCGTGAGCGCATCAGCGCAAGTACGCAGATCGAAGCCGCCCGTCTCGGGGCCAAGGCGATTATGGACAAGCAGAAATTGGAAGACGTGAAGAGCATGACGGGGTTCAAGTCCAGCATGGACACGATCAACCGGGCTAAAGATCGGGAGGCCGCCGCTGCAACCGCCGCTGCGCGCCCGCAAGGAGGTATATCTAAATGATCGAATCATTCGTAGCGCACCTACGCAAAAGAATCGGGGAAGAGGCAGAGTCCGTTGCTCAAGCGCTGAGTACGGGCGGGGCCAAATCCTTTGATGAATACCGTCATATGACGGGCATCCTCCGCGGCCTATCTATTTTAGACCGCGAAATCAACGACCTAATGGACGCACTTTACAAGGAGTAATCATGTCTACACCAGTCGAACAGACTGCCACCGACGCTCAAATTGACGCCGGACTACCACGCCCTTGCGGGTATAAAATCCTCATCGCCCTACCAAAAGTAGAGACTACGTATGCGGGCGGCATCATTAAATCTGATCTCGCCGTGAAGCAAGAAGAAGCATCCACCGTGATTGGTGCTGTGCTGGAGCTTGGTTCCGAGGCGTACAAAGACCCGACCAAGTTCCCCAACGGCCCGTGGTGTAAGGAAGGTGACTTCGTCATCATCCGTGCCTACTCTGGCACGCGGTTCAAGCTATTCGGCACAGAGTACCGGCTGATTAACGACGACACAGTCGAGGGGATTGTAGAAGACCCGCGTGGCTATTCTCGGATTTGAGGTGATATATGTCTAACGAAGAATATATGACGACACTTGATCTAACCCCCAATGCGGATGCCGCAGTTGCTGAGGAGTTGGATGATGGCAGCGTGGAAGTTGAGGTTGTAGACGATACTCCTGAGTCGGACCGGAACCGCAAGCCGCTCCCAGCAGAAGTAGCCCGTGCTCTGGACGAGCCTGACACTGAGGAGTATTCCTCCAAGGTTAAACAGCGCATCGACCAGATGAAGAAGGCATGGCACGACGAGCGCCGCGCTAAAGAGTCGGCCACGCGAGAGCGGGATGAGGCTATTCGCATCGCACAGCAGGCGTACAATGAGCGATCCACGTCCATGCAGAGGCTGCAGGACGGCGAGGTGTGGGCTATGGAGCAGGCGAAGCAACGCGCTATACTCCAGCTGGCCAATGCGAAGCAGGCGTATAAGCAGGCGTATGAGGAAGGTGACTCCGATAAATTGGTTGATGCCCAGCAGGGTTTGACACAGTCTATGGCGGAAGTTACAGAAATTTCTCGGTACAGGCCACAATATGCTGTACAACCTGAAAACAATGATGTATATACTCAACCAACAGCGGAACCCGAGTACGAAGCACCCACTCCCGACCAACGCGCGGTGGACTGGAATGCTGAAAATACTTGGTTTGGCTCTGATGATGAGATGACCAGCTTTGCGCTTGGTGTCCATCAGAAGTTAGTCAAAGAGGGGCACAACCCCCAATCCGATGAGTATTATGCGCATATCAATGCGCGAATGCGGGCTGTATTCCCAGGATCATTTGGGAAGAAGCGACAACCCTCTACTGTTGTCGCACCAGTGGGCCGATCACCCAAAGGTAGAAAAGTAGTGCTGACTCAAACGCAAGTAGCGCTTTCTAAGCGGTTAGGAATTACGCCTGAGCAGTATGCACGTGAACTCGCTAAACAACAGGAGATGTAAAAATGACTACCCGTACGAACCGTGAAATGCAAACCCGCGACATTGATTCGCGCAAGAAGCTGTGGCAACCGGCAGATTTGTTGCCTACACCTAACCCGCAAGAGGGTTATGAGTTTCGTTGGGTTCGGAAGTCCACTACTGGGCAGGCCGATCCGACGAATACTTCGAGAAGCTTCCGTGAAGGCTGGGAGCCGTGCCGTTTA